TTTCTTTATTAAACCATATTGGTTCATTGTTTTGCATTGATTGCTCCTTGTAAGAATCGTGTCCAAGCGACACCTTGTTTGTTCCAGTTGTAGTATTTGTTTGTGTATTTTATTTGAAACTTTAAATGATCGTTTATTGCTTCGTGTTCTAATGATGCAGCTGCTGCTTCTATACCTTGAGCAAACTTACTAGCAAGTAATTTATAATTATCGGTGTACGGAATGTACATTGGAAACTCAGCACCTGTTTCAAACAATGCTCCAAGATCTGTTGTGATACAATATAATCCAGCTGCCATACATTCTAATAAAGATATACAAGATGTTTCTTCAAACGTGCTTGGGTATGCATACATTCTATAGTTCTTTAGATTTTCTCTAATGTATTCGTTTGACTTATAACCTATGTAATTTACATTTGGTAATGCATCTGCTTGTTCGTAAAGTGTTTGATAGTATTTGTCATTCTGTTCGTAAAAGCTTTTGCCATATACTTCTGTAGAAGAATATACATCTAACGTAATCAATGGATTTTTTACTAATTGCATTGCACCTAACAAAACATTGAGTCCTCTCCATGGTGTGTTTTGATGTATAATTCTAATTGCTTTTCCTTTTTCGTATGTTGTTTGTATAGGTTCTATTTTTTCTATACCATTTTTTATAACAACACATCTTTCAGTTGGTAATTTAAAATACGTTCTAAACTTTTCATAACTCCAATGACTATTAAAAACATACCAGTCGTATTTATCATGATTAGATTTATTCTGAAACCATGGTGCAAGATTTGGTTGATCGTAAGAATTTTTTTGCCAAAGTATATTTACCTTAGTTGGATGTAATTTAATTTTCTCAGGCACCGATGTACATATCTGTACTTGATCTAATACTGCAGGATCTACGTGTTTACGTAAAAACTCAAATTGTAATTCTGTGCCACCTTTAGGTGTTTGATTTCTTATCATCATTTTTCATAACTTTCTGTAACATATCTAAGCCTTTCGGTGATACTGTAACTGTTACGTCTTGTACAATATCAGGTCCTTCTTTCTTTTCTTTAAAAACTTCACCAGTTTTTTTATTACGCCAAGTAGTAACTGTAGTGCAATCTATTTTCGGTATATCTTTATCCATTTTCTTGAGATCTATCTATCAGAAGATAACTGATTTGTCCAGTGATCTCATTTGCTGTACCCGCTTGTATTTTTAATATGTCTCCACCTTCTAAGTTTATAACATTTTGTGCTAGATTTGTTGTGCTTTTATTTAATTGTGCATGAGCTATTTCAACATCTGAACCACCTGATTTTTTTAAAAATAAATCTACATCAACATTACTAGCTGAATCATGACTTGCTTGTACAGATCTAACAATTGCAACTGCTGATGTTGCTATTGTCAACACAGTTGTTAAATTAGTTGTCGTTAAATCAAACGTTTCGCTTTTAAAAAAATTAGCCACCTAAGAACCACTCCTTTGCGTCTTCTTCATTTTTCAAATCTTGTTGGTATGAAAAGTTTAATTCACTTTTGATTGTATCAATTGCACGAAGAATTTGTCTTTGGTTTTCAACATCGTATTCTTGTTTAGGTTCAGGTATGTATGAAGTTATTCTGGCCATTATCTGCTCCCCGCAAAAGCTCTGTTAGCAGCTGAATACGATGAAGATGTTTTTCTAGGTGCACTAGTTGTTCGACTAGGTATAGATCCTCTTCCTCTGTCTATAGATGTATCACGTGTTCCAAATTCACCTCTATCTATTTTCTTTTGAAGACCCCTTGCTTGAGCCATATTTCTCGCAGCCGCATCATCTCTTGCTTGTCGACCACCATACTTTCTAGCATCTAAATAATCCATTAAAGTTTTTGATTGACCAAAATCTGATTGTTGTATTCTTTGATTTAATCCCCTTAAAGATTCTAAACCACGTCTTACTAAATTAAATGGTGTTGGAATGTTTCCTAACAATTCAAATAATCTTGCAATACCTGTAGGTGATTGTTTTAATTGTCCTTCTGCAAATTCTGATATAGCAGATTCTTCTAAATCATCTTGTGAACTTTGTAATAATGGAATTCCTGGATTTTGAATTGTTGGAATATTACTTGTTAAATCAGGTGTATTAAAGGTAGATCCAAAATCAATTTGTGGACCAGTAAGTTCTCTAAAATATTGTTGTGGAACAACTCCACCTGTTGCGTCCATTCTAAAAAAAGGAGAAACGTTAGATGGTAATAAACTAGCTACACCTTGATCTTCTGCAAGCTGTTGATTAAGTAATCGTTGTAAATTTTCTTCAGTTAAAAATTGTGCAATTGACATTATCTTCTTCCATCCGGTTGTGCATCAAGTCTCAGAGTTCCATATCTCCAAGTTTCACCTGTGCCATCGTTTTCTATTTTAAGTGCTACAAGTCTTCCTCTCGCACGTGTATCTACTTTATCAGTAGATGATGTAATTGTAAAGGGACCTAGCGGTGAGCTAGATGCTGAGTTGTTTGGATAATCGTTTAATAATAACGTGATCTTAGTATTACCTGTTTGTACAGCAAAATCAGGTATAAATCTTTTAACAGACATAAAAAACTCACCATCTCCTCTATAGTTTGGAATACCAGTTGTGCCTCCTAATGCACTTCTACTTGCTGTAATATCATAATCACCAGATTGTATAAATGCTGGAATCGCTGTTGTACCAGAAGAATTTACCTGATCAGTTCCTACTTCATGAGCATAGTAAGTTGATGCTCCAAATCTATTTGTGATTCCTTGAATATCAGGAAATACTGGTGTAGCACTACCGCTATATTCAGTTGCATAAGGCACATCAAACACGCCTGTATCAACATAACTTGTTCTTGCTAATGATCCCGTAGTCCAAACTTGTTCTGCATAATTATATGTAACAACTCTGTCTATTTGATCTGATCCTGATTTTGGATAAAACCAATTTACTTCACTATAGAGTGTGTTGTGTTCTGCATAAATTACATCACTTGAATTAAAATTAATACCTAAATTATCTCCATCTGTATTGAATACAAAGTCTTCAACCAAACAAGGTAAAGATTTTACTGTACCATCGTATGCAAAAAATCCACCTTCACCTGACATCCAGAATACAATACCATCAGAATAGCTCAAAGCATGTTGACCAATCAATCCACAGTTTGTACCAACTTGTTTAACACTAAATGTAAATGGTGGACCAACGAATTGAATTACGTATGCAGAACTATCTGTTAAAACTAAAGTGTAATCTTTACCAGATACAGCACCTACGATTTTATTTCCTTTGTCTAATCTAAAACTACCTGCTGTATTTACTGCAGTTGGTGCATAAGTATTTAAATCTTCTTGATTAGAAAATCTTATAAACAAAGGATCAACTGTAGTGGTATCTCCTATTGTTGTTTCGGTTCCAAAATGAAACAAATGTCTATCTCTATCAGAGACTTGTGTCAGTCTAGATGACGTTGGGTTGTTTGTTGTTTGAAAATTGGTAGTTGTGGTTGACGCTCTGATTGACCTTGCGTTCGATGCACCTGCATTCCATGTAAATGTTTTATTACCTGCAATAGTTGCAACTAATACTTCTCCAAAATTATCAAGACTCCAGTTTCCTGGTTCCAGAATCACGTTACTAATTGTTCTCTCTGTTCCCCACGTTGACGTACTCCAAGTATCTGTGCCCCAACCATAACCTGCAGTTTGAAAAGTTGGTCCAACTTCTACATATGGATTAACAGATGTAGAGCCAGCTGCTGTCATTCCAGTTCCAGATTCTGTTGATGCCATCGTAATTGTAAAACTGTTCGTTGAAGCTGTTACAACTTCAAAAGCTCCTGTTGTAAAATCTGTTGCTGTATATCCTGTAGCACCGCCTCCAGGTAAAGTTACAGAAGTAAATGTAAAATATCGGCCTGCAGATAAACCATGAGATGTTTTATTAATTGTGACAGTTGCTGATCCGGTTATAGATGTAAACGTACAGGAAGTTATTGCAGTATCTAACGGAGAAATATCATAAAAATCATTTCCGTAATACAAAAATAAACCTTGTGAAGTTCCTATAGCTGCATATTTTTCACCTGCAATGCTGGTCCAAGTATGTTGTGCACGGGCTGCTCCAGGTAAAGTTTTACTAGCTGCAGTTAGTTGGTTCCAACCACCTATTTTTTCAGGTAGACCATACCTAAATCTGACAAAATCACCATCAACCCATTGAGACTCGGCTCCGGATTCTGTTATCATCTTATTAAAACCTGGCTTGAAATTTAATTTTTGTAGCATATAGTGCGTTATATAATAGTTTAATACATAATGAAAGTTGAAAAATGAGTAAGATATTAGGTGTAAATCTCTCACATAATTGTTCTTTTGCTTATCTAAAAGATGGTATTCTTAAAGAATATTATGAAGAAGATAGGTTCAATAAAATAAAACATTTTCATCCCTATCATCCTTTAGATAAAGAAGATTATCAATATTTAGCTTTAAAAAAATTTAATAATATTTTATTTGATGAAATATCTTTTGTTTCTAACGATAGGCGTGGAGATGCACTCATAGAAAAACACATAATTGAGAATATTTTAAAACAAGTAAAATTTAAAAAATTCAAATTTTATTTTGGTGAACATCACCTTTTACATGCTTTGTGTGGATTTTATTTTAGTGATTTTAACGAAGCCCTCATTTTAGTGTGTGATGGTGGAGGAGAATTTTTAAATGGATATGTTGAATATGGTTTTGAAGCTTTGGAGTCTGTATATCATATAAATAATGATAGTTTAAAATGTTTTTATCAACATTACTCTAATGCGAGAACTGATGCATTTAAAAAATTTAAATATATTCCATCCGAAACACATTGGAAAAACAAAAATACAGATGTACGAGTAAGTAATATTGTTTGTTGTGGTGTAAAATATTATGATTATATGATAGAAGCTGGTTTTCCTGCTCACTCTGAAGGACAACTTATGGGTATGGCAGCGTATAAAAATAAAGATACTGACATAGATAGACATGCTCTTGAATGTGCTGATAAAGCACAAACAGAAAGCTTAGAAGAAAGAATTGAATTTATTAAAAAAGCAAAAACATATAGTGACTGTAAAAATATTATATTGTCTGGAGGATATCATTTAAATTGTGCTAATAATTTTAAATTAGTTAAATTATTTCCAGAGTTAAATTTTTTTGTAGATCCAATTGCTCACGATGGAGGTACTGCAGTAGGCGCAGCTTATGCAACATATCAATATGAAAAAGATTTTAAAAACTAAAGAAGAAACAATAGAAAAAATATTAGATCAACAAGTGGTTGCTATATTTCAAAATCACTCTGAATGGGGACCACGTGCACTAGGTAATCGCTCTATGTTATTTGATCCTCGCAATAAAGACGCAAAAGAAATAATAAATAAAATAAAAGGTAGACAATGGTGGCGGCCTACGGCTGCTACAATACTTTATGAACATCGACACGATTATTTAAATATGCACACTTTAGATGAATCACCATATATGACATTTGCTATTGATGCTAAACAAAAAGCACTTGATGAAGTGCCAGCTTGTGTACACGCAGATAATACGTGTAGATTTCAAACTTTAAAAAGAGAACAAAATCCTAATTACTATGATCTTATCAAATTATTTTATGATAAAACTAACACTCCAATTTTATTGAACACTTCTTTTAATCTAAAAGGTTGGCCTATAGTAGAATCGTTTGATGACGCAATACTTACTTTACAAAATAGCAAAATAAATTATTTATATACACCATAGAAAAAATGAATTATTTAGAATCAGTCATGCATTTAAACAATGTTGTAAATGAAAAGTTTATTGACAAATTAATTCCGTTTATTAACCACAGAGCCAAATATAATTTATCAGTAGAAAGCGGTTTAATAAAAGATATAAGAAATGTAAATGGATATCATTTAAATTTTGATAACCCTTCCAATATGTTTTATTGGAATTTTATAAAAAGTGAAATTGAAAGACTTTTTTATTTTTACAAAGCAAAATTTCCACAAATGAAAAGCACGAAAATAAATCAAATTGATCTTTTAAAATATAATTCAAACAATAAATATGAAGTGCACACAGATCACTACACAACCGTAGCTAGACATTTAAGTATTATAATAAATTTAAATGATAGTTATAAAGGAGGTGATTTAGTTTTCTTTGATCAAAAAGAAAAAGAAACTATGAAATTAAAATTAGGTAAAGGGTCAATTGTATTTTTTCCAAGTAACTTTATGTACCCTCATAGTATTCAGCCAATAACGAAAGGCACAAGATATAGTATAGTAGCATGGCTCCAGTAAAATATAAAATTATAAAAGACTTTTTTGACAAAAAAGAATTAGATCTTTTTAAAAGATATTGTGACAACAAATTAGATGCACACAAAGATTTTACAATTGATTCACAATCTTTTTCTCCTGCTTGGTACAATGATCCCTTAATGAATTCTATTTTGTATAACAAACTAAATTTAGTTGAAACAAAAACTAATCTAAAATTATTTCCAACTTACGCTTATTGGAGATATTATGTATTTGGTGCAAATTTAAAACAACATACTGACAGACCTGCTTGTGAAATATCTATTACTGCTTGTATAAAAAAATATGATAATTGGCCTTTAATTATTGAAAAAGAAAAACTTGAATTAAATGAAGGCGATGGTTTATTATATTCAGGATGTGAACAAAAGCATGGACGTCCTGGTGTATATAAAGGAAATGGTATGGCCCAAGTTTTTTTACATTATGTAAATCAAAATGGTCCTTTTAAAAACCATGCCTATGATAGGATAAATAATGGAAAATAGAAAAGTAGAAATTAAAAATTTTATAGGTGTTTATGATGGTTATATATTACCACAATATTGTGATGAAGCTATAAATTTTTATGAAGAACAAAATAAGTTTAATAATACATTTGATAGAATGGCTTTTGAAAATCAAAATATAGATAGAAAACAAGACAAACAATATTTTGGTAGTTATAGAGAAATAGACGTTTGGATAGATACTTTTAAACCTTTAATTTTAAATTTTGACATGGCTTTGCAAAATTATTTAAAAATGACAGGTGCTTTATCTGCTTTTGAAGTAGAAAAATTACATTATACTCCAATGAAAATTCAAAAAACTTTACCAGGACAAGGTTATCACTCGTGGCATATAGAAAAAACTCATGGTTTAACATATAATCACAGGGCCCTTGTTTGGAGTATTTATTTAAATGATGTTGAAGAAGGAGGAGAAACCGAATTTCTTCATTTTTCAAAAAGAGTAAAACCAAAAAAAGGAAGAATAGTTATTTGGCCAGCAGACTTTCCATATTTACATAGAGGAAATCCTCCATTATCAGGAGAAAAATATATTTTAACGTCTTGGATGTTAGCTAGAAGTGATTTGTATTAATAAGAGGAATATGAAGTTGGTCTAGCACCTTTTTCAGACTCATCTCTCTCATCATTATCCCATTCAATTTGTAGTTTAGCTAAGTGTACAGCGTCCCATTTGTTTACAAATTGATCTCTAAAGTTACCTAAATTAGCTGCAGTCCATGTAGCATGTGGTGTTGTATCTCTATATTCTACTGAATCATTATAGTCATGATTATCATCTTTATATTGAATAGCCCAAATGTTTGACCATTTAGAATCATTCCAAAAATCATCATCATTTATTTCATAAGAAGTAGGACTATCACCATTTTGTTTAATGATCGTTTTGTCTTCAAATATTACTGTCCAATCTGAGTTTGTTGCCATGTTTTCTCCTATGTCTTAATAATATAAATTACTGTTAAATATGGTTGAAGTACAGAAGGATTAACTTCCGTTCCAGAAAAATTTGCACTCATATTATGTGAGTGACCTGAACCAGAACCTGTATTACCTGTGCTAGTTTGATTAGGGAACAGATTTCCTGGACCTCCAGAGTTACCACCAGGGTTTCTTTGATATCCTTGAGAGTGACTGTGACTAGCAAGTTGCCCTGTTGATAAAGTTGCGTTAGCTGTCGAACCTGCAATATTACCTGCTGGTGTAACAGGAGTTGTATTTGCTCCACCAGTTGATGCTAAAGCTTTTCCAGGTGATTTTCCAACTGCTACGTTATCTTGTAAATCAGGAACATTAAAAGTTGATGAACCATCTCCAGCTCCGTAAGTTGTACCTACGATTGCAAATAGATCTGCGTAAGTTGTTCTTGAAACAGCTGCGCCATCACACTCTAAGAAACCTGATGGTACTGAAGCGGAAGACCATGGCACGATAGTTGCTGTAGGAATTCCTTCGATACCTGTAAGGTTTGCTCCATCAAAATCATATTTAGTTGCTTCGTAATTAGACATATTCTATTTCTCCCTATAGCTCCATCCTGTTGTAGCGTCTCCAGAATAAACTAAACTGAAACCAGCACCTTGTGTATTAACAACTAGGTCTGAAGCTGCGTTAGCTATATTAGAGCCATTTCTTCCAACAGTCAATGCGTTAGTATTAAAATCATAACCTTGGTCCATGAATGAAACTTCATCACCTGTGCTTGGTGATGCGGGTAATGTAATTGTTACAGCTCCACCATTTGTATTTACCAAACATTGTGCACCTGCTTGAACTGTTTCAGATGCTGTAAATACTCTCCAATTTCTTTGTTCAGATAATTTTACAATATTTGTACCATCAGAATATAATACATAATTATTTCCTTCACATAAAAGAATACCTGTACCAGTTGTTGTTTTAAAAGTTAAAGTGTTTCCTGCATGGTCACATGCGTTTTGTACGTTATAAACTTTTTCAATTCCATCTGGAATTGTTACGTTTAAGTTTCCTGCTAGTGTACCTGTTAATTTAATAACATCATTTTTACCATTTGATAAAGCACCGTTAGAAAAAGTTAGTGCTCTACTAGCGTTAGTTACGTTGAAAGTTGTAAAACCACCGATTGCTTGTTCTAAAATTAATAAGTTTGTATTTGTAATTTGTCCCCAAGTTCCTGAGTTTTCACCAGTTGCTTGAACTGTTAATTTTAAATTAGCTGATGTTGAATTTGCCATAATTTAAATTCCTTATTGTCGTTAATTTACTAAAAAATTGAGTTTGTGTCAAACCCATTATGCAGCTCTTGTTGGTACTTCTTGCCAACCTGGTGGATCTATAGGTGCTGAACCTGTATTAACTTCGTTCCAGATCAAAGCATTAGCAGAATTCAATGACATAGTCAACCCAAATCCAGTTAATTGAACTATTGCATCTCCAACAACACTTTCTTCACTTAGAACAGCTGTTATTGGTATTCCAGAAGGACTTGCGATAGTATTTGCATCTCCGACTACAGTTCCTAGATTAGCTGTCATAGCTATTCCAGTGACATCTACTTCACCAGTACCCGTAACTATTGTTCCTGTAGCAACGGCCATGCCAAATCCGATACCTGTAACTGTTGCATCTGGAGAAGGATCTACCGTTCCTTCTTCAGCAGTCATTGCAATACCAGTTAATGTTAATTCAGAAGTTCCTGTCGCTGCTAATGTTCCAACATTTGCAGACATTGAAATACCTGTTACAGGAACAATATCCCATTCACCTGTAGCACCCCATTCAAACTGACCCCAGAAGTATCGTCCCCAACCTTCTAAGTTGTAAGCTTCAACACTTCCTAGAGAAGCAGTTCCACCAATTCCAGTTAGCATTGCATCAGGACCAGCATCAGCTGTTCCTAAATTAGCTGACATGGCTATAGCTGTTGGTGTTATTTCAAATGATATTTCTACTGACTCATCACCTTGTGATGCAGTCATTGCAATTCCAGTAAGAGGCACGTTTGCGTCTGCTGTAATACTTGCGATAGAACCTAGATTAGCTGTTGCAGCTTCTCCAGTTGTTAATAAAGAACCTGTAATTCCCCATGCAAAAGTATTCCATTGTTGTCTGCCCCAACCATCTAAGTTAAACGCATCAACAGTTCCAATATTGGCGTTAAATCCAATACCAGTTGCCATAGCATCGGGTCCAGCGTCAGCTGTACCTAAATTTGTAGTGATTGAAATACCGGTAGGATCACCAGTAGTTGCAATTACGATAGACTCTTCTCCTTGAGAAGCAGTCATTGCAATTCCTGTAGGAATTACATCTGCGTTTGCTTGAATAGTTTCATCACCTAAAGATGCAGACGCACCTATCCCGGTTACAGAAATGTTATTATTAACATCTCCCCATGAGTTACTACTCCACGTGCTTGAACCCCAAGTACTGGCCATAGGAAATTACCTCCTATGTATTACCCAGAAATTCTTAGAATCGCTGCTGCTGTTGTGAAAGCTGGAAACTGTATCGTAAAAGTTCCTGATGTAGCTGTTTTATCTGCCCCAAAATCTAAAGCCGCAACAGCTGCATTAGTTGCAGTTGATGAAGTGTTATAGATTAAAGCTCCTCTAGCAGTCAACGTTACACCTGTGAAAGATCTATCAGCAAAATCTACAATCGCAACACCTGATGCGATTGAAGTATTGTTGCCAGTTAGTTTTCCGCCACCAGAAGTATACTGACCACTGTTAGCAACTTGATTACCTGTAGTAAAAGAAGTTGTAGCAGAGTTTAGAGTAGCTGAGGAAGTATAAAGAGCTATTTTAAAAACGTCACCACCCGAACTCGCGAACGAGTGATCACCGTCTAACAGTTGCTTTTTGAATGAGTTTGCAAGTGCTTGTGTAATCGCCATAGTTTTTTCTCCTTATTTATTTTCCACCGACTCGAGGAACACCACTTTGATATTCATCTCGTCTTCTTCTTCCCATTTGTTCTATCGAGAAGCCTTCAACAACTTGTTTATACCTTCCTTCGTATAATTGCAACAAATCATTTGGCCCTTTCAAGAAAGAAAATGCTTCAACTAAGCACGCATACAAAAGTCCGTTGGGAAATTGTTGACTTAGGTATGTAGTAGTATTTGTACTAGATAATCCAGTTGGTTTCAAGATATAATTTAGCTGAATAGTGTATGTAGCGTTTGGTGTTGGAGCTACTACTATTGTATTTTGATCCCAGTTACTGTAGTATTTTGGAACTCCTGTTGACTCCGCAGAATTAAATTCAGACATATAACTGGTGTCTCTGTATTCTAAAAACTCTCTATTATTTGCTTGACCCACTCCATCAGAATTAACAATTTGAGCAGATCTAATAACTAATAAATTATCTGGTGTATCAATAAATCTAGTTCCAGAAATTAATTGAGCAGTTACATATCTTCTATTATTATCAGAATCTACATCTCTAAGTATTCTAAACTCTGCATTTTCAATAAATCCATTTACAATAGTTGAAGTTAAAACATTTGCATCAACTTCTGTATAGTCTCTAATTTTTTGTACTAGTTCTGAATAAGTCATGGTGTTAACGTAACTGGTCCTGCAGTTACAAATGCTCCTCCAAATTTTCCTGTTACTGTAGGCGTTGATCCTAAAATAAATGTATAGTTGTTTGTATCTGTTACAGTTATACTAAATCCTGCAGTATTTTCAAATACTGTATATGCCAGGCCTCCAGGTGAACCATCTACATTTCTAAATACAACAGTATTTCCTGTTGTTCTTCCGTGATTTGGTTCGTTTACAGATATAGTTGTACTTCCTGAAGTGATATCAAATGGATCACTTGGTAATAAACTTTCTGTTGCTGGTTCAACTCGAGCAGGTCTTGCATTTCTTAAACCTTGTCCATCAGCTGTAGTTGGTTTTGGTTCTAACTGCGGATGCTTTGCTTCAAATTCTGAAACATGTACTCTTGATCCGTTCCATTCAATAACCATTTCTGAATATGGAAATGCTTGACCAGAACGATCAGATATAAATTGTGCGTATTTTCCTTTTGATAAATTAGACATTTGGATAATAAGTTTTTGGTGTTATAAAAGAACTTGAAGGTGAACCATCTTCTTCTAATGCTCTTTTAAATTCATCTTCGTATAATAATTTCATATTCTGTGTAAGTTGTGGATTTATTTTTTGTGAAAGATAATAAGCTAAACCTGAAACCATACAAGGTACAAATCTATATGGCACATCTGCTTCGTTAGTATAGTTACCGGCATCTTGTATTCTACTTACAAAATAGAAATTTAAAAAATTACCTGCTTCACTTGAACCAGGTGTTAAATATAAAGTAATTGTAACTTTATCTATAAATCTTTGAACGTAATATTGTGTAGGCACACCTGTTTGAGTTTTATTTGACAAACCTTGATATGCAGATCTATTTATTTTTGTAAGAGGAAAATCAACTGAAGAAGAATTTCTATACACAGCTTCTAATACATCATCCACACCATAAACTGCAGTTGCATCTGAAGTTCCATCAGTTGGTGATCTAAACATTGTATATTCAGATTTACCATTTACTAAAGTAATTGAATTATTTTTTACTTGCCAATAATGTAGACCTCTGTTTCCCCATTCTTGAAACATAATGTTTAAAGAACGTCTTGCAGATTTTAAATCATTTCCTGAATAATCAAAACGGCCTAATCTTTCATACGCTTCAGTAATAATATCATCAATACTGAACGTAGATTCAAAAGTCGTAGTTCCAGAGGTTGCCATTTATCCTCCTTTATCCGTCAAAATAAACAGTTACCGAATTACAATTTGCTTCAGAAAAAGTTATATATGCACCATCTTTAAAAACAATTCCGTCTTGTGGAATGTTTACTGTGCTAATATCTCCTGCTGTTCCTTGTGTTCTTAAAGTTAGTAACGATGTTCCAGTAACGCTCGCGTCTCTTACTTCTACACTTCCAATAGCTCCACCTGAACCTACGTTTGCTTGTCTAACTCTAGTTCTACCTTGAAAGATAGATCCAAATACGTCAGCTGTCATTCCTAATGATACGTTAGCTGCAGGTTGTGCACTAACTGTAGCAGAAGTTATTGTCAAAAACGCATTTGTAGTTCCAGCAGTTGTAGACGCTGATCCTGGTAAATTAATTACTTCAGTAGCGGCATCTCCTTTTTCATCTGTTCCAACAATTGTAACAGTTATCGTAGACTCATCTCCAAGAGTTGTTGCAGTAATTTTTCTTGCGGTATTAGTTCCGAAAGAAGAATTTGCTAAAGTAAACGTTGAAGTCGGTCTAGCAGCTACAGCAACATATGTATTGGAAGAAGCGTTGTCATCGATAAATATTTTCGATTTTACATCACCCATGTAACTCATAGTTTTTCTCCTATTAAAATTATGTGGGCCCGAAGGCCCACACTAATTATTTATTATGTTAACTCTGGTGTAGACTCACCAGGCTTACCTTGATCTTTTACATAGTAATAAATGATTCCAGTAATTGTTCCGCCTGTAGCTGCTGAAGAACCTTGACCACCAACGATTTTAATAATCTCTGTTGCTGGATTTCCAATGTCTCCAAGAGCTGCACCTGCTGTAGAGTCTCCTCCCCATACAGTTACAACCGCCCCTGCGTCTGCATTACCTTCATTTATTAAACCATCAACGTCTACAAAGTTTGTTCCGCCATCATTATCAGTGAAACCCATATCAATAGTTGGGTTAGTACCACCTGTTGCATCTCCGTTGAAAGAGATACCAGTGATTACTGCATTCTTTGGAAGAATAACTTTTCTTGTATCAGTTGCTGATACTTGCACATCAGTTCCTTGAGCTGCTGTAGGCAGAAAGTAAAATTGAGCCTGCAAAGCAACAGAACCTGCGTAAGTTGTTCTTGTTTGATCTCCACCGTTCGATCTAATGAAACTGGTGAAAGTTGTTTTATTTGCCATAATTGTATCCTCCTAATTACGTTTACACAGTCTTTAGGCCGTCGACTATACGCGTCTGTATAAACTTAAATGTATAGTAGATATTTTATATACTAGTTTTTAGTAGAGTGCAAGAGAGCGTGTAGTGTGGAGTGGATTTTTTCCAACGATGTAGCTTTTTATTAAGTAGCTACAGAAACTTGTGGAGCAATGGCATCAACTCTATTTTTAAGGTGGGCTTCTTTGGCCTCAGCCTTTTTACTATGTTGTACGATTCTACGAACTTCGTCGTCAATCCTTACCATATTGAGAGTATATCTACCCTCGTTAAGATGCTCTTGCTTCCATTTTAGGTCCAGACTCTCCTTCTTGTTGTAGAGATACTGGATGTGCGGTTGCATCGTCATTTATAACCTCCTCATAGGTTATTCTGTTCACCTCAGAACTATACATAGCTCCAAGATGTTCCCATTTTATAGCATTTTCTCCTAGTTTGTCAACTATCGCTTGCTCGAGGGAAATAGGGTCGTCTTTAGATTCGACTTTAAATTTTGCGTAATGGTCATATGCCCAAATATTTACT